CTTCGTATTCGTCATCACCAGCTTCGTCGTCAGAGTAAGATTCTTCTAACAAAGATTCGTAAATTTCGCGTGATTTAGCCACAACGTAGTCGTGGAATAATTCTTCCGCTTGTGTTCTGTTTTCATTAACGAGATGTTCTAACATCTCTTCAAGAATGGATGAGTTTGCCATCAGTGTTCTCCTTTGGGGTTTGATAAGTCTGTGTTGATATTTAACGCACTTGAAAAGAATGTATTCAAAATGCTTGTTTTTTGCTTAATTTCGCGTTATATTAGGAAATATGCTGTGAAATTCGCTATAACTAACTGTATTTAAGTTTTTTAAATTGCCGAAGATTTCAGGATTAAACGCGTTATCTTCAACAACTCTGGTAAACTTAATATGCTTAAACTCTTCGATTATCCGTTGTGTTTGGTTAACCCAATTACCGTAATAAGTAGCAGCTTCGTTACTTTTCTTGTAATTGTATGTATCCGCGTAGACATTGTTGAATTTTCCATCGATTCCTTGAAAGTCAAAACCAAGGATGTAGATTTTCAAATGGCCATTAGACGCGGCAAACCAAAGAGCAGTTGGACCTGAGCTCCATCCTTTGTGTGGACTAAAGAAGTTAAGATTCTTTTTAGTATGAATCCCTCTATTGGGATTAGTCCAAACTTGGTGGGTTTCTTGGTATCCGGTTGAGACAATTTCATTGACCATTTTGGTATCGACTGCAATTAAGTAGTCTGGGTCAAATTCCCTATAAACTGCATTACATCCGTAAACAGTTCCATTTGTTGATAATTGAGAGCAATCAATAGCCAAGCGACTACGACCATTCCCTAAGACGAAAGCGGGACTATTGTTGGGCATCTACTGGTTTGGAATACATTTGAGAAATAAACCCTGCTTCTGCTTGCTTTTCAGCTTCATGGGCTTCGGTTGATAATCTCAATTGGTTAATTTGTCTTAAAGTCAATTTAATCTTACGAGTATCTGATTTCGTAAGAACAGAGCTATCCCGTGTCGCATCATATCGACGATCATTAGACATTCCATCGGAATTGTCGTTAAAGTAAAAGAATTCAAGTAGTTTCATGATTGTATTTAGCCTTCCGTAATTTGGCAGTATTACCGGTATTTAGGCTTTTGAAACTGTTGATTTTGATATGGCTCGTGCCTAGCGGCACTCGCAAGCATACAGTGAAATGTTATGGTGAATTTTGGGTATTAAAAAGGCTACCGGAGTAGCCTATGGTGATTTAATCATCTTTTAGATCTCGGACTGGTCTGATAAAACAATCATCTTCGCATTCATCCCGATCGAAACATTTGATGAAACGCTGATAACTAAAAGAAACTAACGTATCGGAATTAGTAAAATGTAACTCGTTTTCCAAATCATTGGCATTCCCGTGTATTATTCGCAATTCCTCAACAGTTGGAAATCGCCAACCATTACCTAGTGAGAATACGTAAAATTTAGCATCGTCGTGGGTTAGATGCTTTTCAAATGATTTTGGTGATATCTCAATCATCTTTTAGATCTCGGACAAAGACAGTATTATGTACATATTCGCCATTACGAGTTTGGAAATGTAGGCCAGTGGGTTCTAGCCACGCAGTATACTCTTTAGATTTTATACGGCCGGATTTGTTTACATCACACCAGTATTGCATATACCAGAAACCATTAAATCTTGGATGATTCTCAAGTAAGCAACCCATTTCTTCGTCACAAGGTAATCTCCATCCGATCTTACCTTCTATGTTTAAAGAAAATGCGTAAAGTTTTGCATCTGCCCAAGTCAGTTGCCTACAGTAATGACTGGGTGCAATTTCTATATTCAAAGACTCGTAAACCTCGATTGGTTCAACTGGCTTAGGCTTTAGTTTTAAGGATTGCAGGAATTGGTCGTCTGTCATTTGGTTTTCCTTATTGGCTCGCACCTAGCGGTGCTCGCGATATTATATTGACCTGATGGCTCTAACGTAGGCGACGGCGTAGTTCTTATCGCCACCGTAGCCCTTGATGCCACCATTCATATTCTGACTCCAGGCGTAGAGGCCATTATACTCAGTAGAAGACCAATACCAACGTTTTTCAAAATCATTTTCTGATTCGTATATTTCGTTTAATACATCTTTAGTGGGTAATCTCCATCCAGTTTTATCATCAATAATAAGAGAGAAACAATACAAACGGGCATCATTCCATGTGGATAGTATTTCGGTTGATTTTGGTGCTATTTCAAAGTTCATTTTGGTTTCCTTATTGGTTTCAATCATCTTTTAGATCTCTGACTGGGATACAGTAAATATCATCCATATACTTGCTTGCCAATCTCTGACTATTCCGACTAGACATAAACCAAGCAATGTCCTGTCCATTTTCTTCTGACCAAATCTCAAATTCATAGTCTAGTGGTGAGGATACTCGTAATATAATACTGTTCAACTCAAATAACGTAGGTAATCTCCATCCAACTATACCCTTATCATTAAGTGAAAAGCAATACAGTTTGGCTTCTTCCCAACTCATTTTCTTCCAATACATCGAATCCGACAGTTGGTATGGTAAGCGTGGCGTTGGTGGATACAGTTTTGTTGAAAAATAAGTCATAGGTCTCTCACTGGTCTGACTAAACAGGAGTTTACACTTGTATGAAATTCGGTAAAATAGATGATGTCATTCCATCCGGAAGTTGGGTGAGTATTAAACGATTTAAACCAAACCCCGTTTTCTACTTCAGTGGATGACCAATACCAATTTCGGCTAAAATCATTGATACAAGTATAGATCCCATCTAATTCTTCTATTGTAGGTAATCTCCAACCTATTTTACCATCAATATTAAGTGAAAAGCAATATAGTTTTGCTTCTTTAAAAATCAGAGGTGCTTCGTATTCTTTAGGTGCTATTTCAATCATTGTTGTTTTCCTATTGGCTCGCACCTAGCGGTGCTCGCAAGATTATGGTTGAACTGCGATTCAATTATCATTTAGAAGAACTTCCCAGTGTATTCATGACCCCAGCGTTTGTAAACCGATCGCACAAAATACGGGGCATGTCTACTCATGAATTTATTATACACTGGCTCCCACTTGCGTTGGACTGGCAACGGTGCGAAATTCCCACGATAATACAGCCGTCTATACAGCGTATGATTAAACGCTTCGTGCGGTTGTATATATGAATACATCCCATAATCTTTAGTCCATAGCGATTGTGAGCGTGGTCGATTCTTCATCCCTCTAGGTGGGAAGTAATCCTCGGGTCTAAACTTGATTGTAAATTCTGCCATTTGTTTTACTCCTGTTGATTAATTTAGGGGTATTATAGCGGTATATTCGAGGATGTCAAGTGTTTTACGTTTCGCAATAGATAGGTTAATTATCTTTTAGTAAAGAAAAGGGCTACATGGATAGCCCTTGTATGTTAACTCAGATTTTTCCAACTAGTTTTACCACATTCGGGTGTGGGTTTTTGATATAGTCAATCATAGCATTACCCTCTTGCTTAATCGCTAATATTTGAACCTTTTCGGTTGGATTGTCAATATGCTGTATTGATATTGCTGCTTTGGCAACAGCTGCCAATTGGATGGCTTCACTTGGGTTTGTGATGTATTTTATATTAAAAGGAGCAGTGTTAATAGCCAACATTTGCACTTTTTCAGTTGGATTTTTAATATACTCGATAGCACGGGCATTACTACCAACCGCAGCCAATTGTAGTTCTTCAGTTGGTTGTTTAACATACTTGATACCATGTGTAACAGATTTCACGTAGTCTTCGAGTTCTTGATCGGTCATCTTTGCTAGTTTACCAATTGCATGCTGGGCCGACATACCTCTAGCAGTTCCCATATTAATCGATGCAGTTGTCCACTTATTGAGTAATCTAACGTTGTTTTTGATTACGGTTTTTGAAAAAAATACGGCTTGAGTTGGTTCTACTGGGTGAATAATACCATCCCCGTTATCAATACAACCATCGATACCAATTCGACGAAAATGTGAATTCCAAGCAATATGTGGTTTGGTATTCCAAGCATATGTCACCGATCTTGTCGGTAGTGTTGTAAGTTTCATCATTATATACCACAGTTTTCCACCCGGTGATTTTACCCTTGCTTCGTTGTCCGATTCAATTATCAACTCGTATACAGTATCCACTGCAGTTTTCCATGACACACCAAGGGGTTTCACTGCAGTTGCATATACTTCGCTGAGTTGTTGGTGATACTTCAATTCGTCAGCCGATGATAGTTCACTTAGGTTGACGATATTACCAGTTACTTTGAATACATTAGCATATTCGCTACCGCCAGCAAACGGTAAATCATTTGTATTGTAACGTGCTTTGTATTGCACATAATCGCCTGGATATGCGTATATACCTAGTGGTGTATTATATGTTGAGTTTGGGTTGATACCCAACTTATCGATAGTGGTGAAACTAACAAACATATTACTAACATCTGCGATTTCATCCGCTTTTGGTAATTCAGCATTCACATAGTCCCATACTGATATTTTTGGATTCTTACTTGGATTTTTCCTTGCTTCTATCAATTCACTTATTCTCATAGTTATACCTGCCTTTTTGTTTTGTTGTATTTATTGACCCATACTAATACTAAAAGATAATAGATGTCAAGTAGTTTTCTAAAAGATAATTTCAATCTTATCTTGCGAGGCGTGATAACGCCGAGCCATAACCGTACCCAATAAAAAACCCCTGAATCCTAATAAACGTTACTAGGAAAACAGGGGCAAAACATTCAAACTTATTTATACTACGCTTACATACCCATCGGGCCACCAGTCGGTCCAGGTGCAGCATTACCCATTGGACCTGGAGCAGAACCAATACCACCAGCCTCACCTTCTGGTCCTTGACCTATACCTTCAGGTGCCTGCTCGTCTTGTGAACTCATATCCGATGAAATTCCACTTGGCGAAATCCCAGCAGAACGTAACTCTCCAGCACCATCTACCAATGATTCTAACTTATGACCGTTCTCTTCACGCCACATAGCTTCATTCTCTGTGATCTCCTCTTGTGTCATACCCAAGAATCGCTTCATTGCAAATCGTTTACTCAAATATGGAATCTCTTGCAACTGCGCAAAGATATTCACTCGAGTCGTATCTAACTCACTTTGTCTATAGGCTGCAAAGTTCTGCGGCTCATTAAACTTCAGTTCAAATAAACTGCTATCGATGTTGATACCTTGAGAATATAACCAAAGTTTAAACTCCAAATCAAACGTCTGTACCAATAAGTTCTGTAGTCGTTTACAATACTCATTAAATCTAAACTCTTGGATATACGCAGTTCCCACTTTTCCATCCGCTACGGTATTCGAGGCTTCTTCAATTCCAGTTGGTAAGTAACTTGCTGGGATTCTCAATGCCCGGAAAAGTTTGTTAGTGAAGAAACGTAAATCTGTGATTTCACCCAAATTGCTGTTGAAGCAACAAATACCAATAGTTAACGCAAATGTATGATAATTATGATATTTTTCGTGTTGGTCAATGGTTAGTGTACCAACTTCGATTTCATCATCCAAGTATTCAATGGCTACCAACTTGTGGTTGTACACCATCACATCTTTCTTGAAATGTTTCCAACCAGTATATCCGAATTGTTTCAACATACTTTTGAATTGCGATACAGTGAAACAGTCATTATTCCAGTTAGCACACTTAGTGTTTACGTTCATCTTCAAGAAATAATCTAAAAGATGATGGGTTTCATTGACGTGCTTAACAACTCCTTCCAATGATACTTCGCATTCACCATTCACGATTACTGACTGAATTTGATCTAAAAGATACTTGTCATACTTGACAGTTTGGTTTTTGAACACGCGAGATTTCATTTCTGGGTCACTCATACGCTCAGTACTTATTTTAGATAACTTTTCACTACGAGCTTGGTATTCTGGGGTACCTCTGAACTTATCCCAGCCTTCACGTTGTGCAGCGGTAAACTCAGCATTGAATACTGGATCTTGTAACAATTCTTGCAATGCAGCAGTACCAAGTTTTGATTTCTCGGTATTACGTTCAACTAGTGCATCGTACTGTTCTGGTGTCAGGTTATCGAAATAATTGCGTAAACCTTCTTTTAGGTTAGCAATTCTATCTGCTCTAGCTTCTTCGGTCAAGTTTGCCCAGTCAGCTTTAGTTCTTTCTGACAACTTAGCAAGATATGCTTCATATTGCTCAGGATCTTGTTTCATTTCGTTGAACTTAGCCAATGCAGCTTGTGTGCCTAACTTCTGTGCTTCTTCGCTAAATCCGTTATCAGCGTGATAATGTGAATGATCTTGATAATTCATATACACCAAGTTAGATGGGTTGTTATTAAACCGATTATGATCAATATGATGAATTGTATCTTTAACCGCATCAACCAATTCTGGGTTATGAGTAAATTCACGAACAATAGGTGTTCCTTTGAAATACTTACCAACCATTCTATGCACATATTGCCAATCACGAGTGTTATTTTGATATACTTGAGTATACTCTAACTTCTTATGTTTAGCAACAACTTCATTTTTAACATTGAATGGGATGAAACTTTCACCAATGATAAGTTGATCTGCACGAACTTCACCTTTACCAATGATTGGGAACTTATGATCTGGTGTACAAATCAAAGTTTCGCCATTATCAAGAGTTAATCTCATAACTTTAGCAGATTCTTGTGTTACACCAGCCCAACTAATAAGACCTGGAACAATCTCACCAGTTTCAGGATTAGCACTGTATGTCCAGTTTTCTTTACCAGCTTTGTACTCTGCGGTTAGTTCTGTCAAGGACAGTGTTCTACCGTCTAATAATGGTACAGTAGTATCCATTGCAAGACAGCCACCGGGTAGTGTATCGATACTGGAGCCCCTTCCCTCACTGGTTTTCGGAAGGAAATAGTCTTCATTTGTGCTTAATGGCGAATATGATGAATCAACAGTAGACATACCACCGCCCGTACTAGGAATACGTCTTTGTTGAATTTCATTTTTAACACGTTCAACGAATCCCATTGCCATGTGTGCTGGCATATTACCAACATCCACGTAGAAAATACGTCTTTCAGGAGCACGTTGCACACGGTAGATAATAACCGCATCTTCGAGCAATTCTTTTTGTTTATAGACTTTGAAAACAGATTCCAGCAAGCTATTACCAAATGGGAAGTTATTATCAAGACCTTCGCTTAGGCTGATATGAACAACGTCTTTGGCATCGACTGCGATTTCATTGATTGCATTTTGGAATCTGGTACCGGTTGCTCTAGCGGTATCGCCTACCATACCTCTAGCTAGGCTGCCACCTGAAGTATAGCTGGCAGTACCGCTGGGTGAGGTATTGGTGATACCGTGAGGAGTGACGGCGATTAAGTTTTTAAAGTTAAAGTTAATATCTTTGATAACGTATTGTTCGGGGATTTTGCCCTCTGATTCGTTTGCGATAATTTTACTAACTTTGACTGGGTCAACGTACAACCATTTCTTAGTTTCAGGGTCTCTTAGGAAGAAGCAGTCACCGTACTTAAAGGTATTTCTGACGATTCTAAAGATACGAGTTTCGAATTGTTGTTGTTTGCACCATTTCTGCAAGCAGTCTTTAATGAGTTTAACTTCGGTGGAGGTAGGTTGTCCACGGAATGAGGTATGAAAAGGTGTTTCATTTTCTTTATCTTTTTGCGTACAGAATTCTGCGATGATATCGAGAGCGGCATTGACTTCAGAGTCCATGTCCATGGTATCATATTGCATGTATCTATCGATGCGGTTTGGTGTACCAGCGTAGACATCTGGTAGGAAGCTAGAGTAGTTAGTTTTAGCAGGGCCTGGTCTTCCACCGCCGCTGATTGGGCTATGAGAACCGTGACCGTCGATAGTAACTGGTTTGAAGTGTTTTTTCCAAGACATTTAGATTAATCCTATTCTGTTGAATGTTTAACCTATTTATGTCTTGGGATTTTGGTTATTTTGTTTGTGTTATGCTCGCACCTAGCGGTGCTCGCTATACTATAGTTCAATTATCTTTTAGGTTTGTTGTCGGATATTAGCTTGGATATTCTTAACACTGGCGTCATACTTAGTGTATTGATTTCTAAGTTGCTTAAGTTCTGCGTTTAGTTTTGTAATTTCCTGGTTGATTTCGGGACTTTTTGTTCTATTGGCAGATTGATATGCTTTTAGAGTAGCGGTTTTAGATGCAATTGCACGTTTGACGTTATCTAATTGGGTGGATGCTTTTTGTAACATCTGGTCTTTATTTGCATAATCTAAATTAAAACCTTGAGTGATGTCATCGTAGGTGTCAAAATCACGTTTCCCAGTATATTTGCTGCTTGCTCTAGTATCCATATAATCAATCGTATTAAATGATTGGTTGTTAACAAAATCAAGTTCTTGGATGAACGATCTATCAAAGAATACTGCTTGGTATGGTTCGCCAGGATGTATTGTGGATGTTCCATGATCACAGAAACCTGCATACCCGAGTCTACGTAACAAGTTAGACCATTGAGTAATATTTCTGTTTGCTAGTAAGAACGTTAATCCCCAAAAGGTTTTGATTGGTGTATCGATTAGATGCCCAAGACCTAACATCTTGCTTTTTACATTAGATAATGTCTTTTCAATTCTACCACGTTGATCTGGCATTGCTGCTTGAATTTGTTGCGGTGTGTATATCTTACTTAACTTAGCCAAGTCTTGTTGGAAGTCTTGTTTAGAATATTGATTCATATCACTAGCAAATTTGCCTTTTCCGTTCCATTTGAATATGATAATATAAGGATATTCGGTTGCAAACATGTCAGTTTTTTTGAAATCCTTGACTACATCCATTTTATAGACAGCCCAAAAGTCTTTGATTGGGTATCCGTAGATACCAAACGGCGTTGTTTTGTACGATTGGCCTGGATTAACCCCAAGTTTTTGTATTTTTGAAAAGTGAATAAACGTATCTGGTTCGTTTACATATTTCCGAACTTGTTCATAAGCACTTTGCTTTGGGTTGGCTTTTGGGTTAGCCCGTTTTTCGTCTAGTTGTATGATTTCACATATTCGCATTCTTTGTTCCTTGGTGGGTTATTATCGAATATTTATGCGAGTATGCTAAAAGATAAGCATCCAGCATTGGATGCTTATTGAGTAATTATCTTTTAGGTCAAAAGCCCAGAATTATCTGGACTTTTTAGAATTAAGCAAACAGGTTACCGCTTTGGCGTTGAGCAACTGAAAGATGTCGTTCATGTACACTTACTGAATCTGACATAGTTTGCTTTAATGAATCAATCGATTGTAGTATCTGGTCAAACACTTGAGGATTGAAACTTGCTTGTACATTAGTTGCGTCTAGTATGGCTTGTTGATTATCCTGTCTTATTTGATCTTGTTGTCGAGCGGCTTCTTGGTCTGCTTGTTTTGTAGATTCTGTATTCGATGGTTGTTTATTCGCAAATGTGGATAAAGTATCGGTATTAATACTTGGGCTGGTTGGCTGATTGATAGACGCGAAGTTAAGTTGTTTTGATGTAAGATAGTTGCCTTCAATATTACTGAGTTTATCGTAATTAGTTTTATAAGCAAGTGACATGTTATCCATTGCATCATTTACGCCTTTGAGTTTATCATCGGTGTATTTTGGTGTTGCTATCGTATTGGTTATTGGTTTCATTGCATCGTGCATAGCAGATGCGTATTTTTCAGCATCAGCTTTGCTAGCAAAACCAACATCGAGATGTCCAGCTGTTGCTTTTTCTGATGGGTGTTTATATTCATCCATTACTTTGACATTGACACCAGCAACTTTAGCCAATTCTTCGATCTTAGCTTTCATGTAATCTGAATTTTTCGGATCTTTTAACGTCACATCAAACTTGAGGCCTTTAGTATGCCCAGATGTTGGCGAGTTTTCTTTGTGGTAGGCATCATTAAATGCAGTAAATTGGCCTACGAGATTACCGTATTTGTCATTAAGTGCTTTGGCTAATAATAGTGTACCTTCTTCGGTTTTACCTCCAGCAGTAGCTTCTGTACTTTTGATAGGTAGTCCATATGCAGTTGGTTTTGCTGTAGGTTTGTTGATTTGTGTTAATAAACTTTCAAACTGGTCTGCGACTTTAAGTTGTTCTTTGTGATAACCGCCGTGTAACGATGCGGATGTTACCTCGTATTTTTTCTCGGTTATGTATGCAGCTTCACGTGCAGTTTTTGCATTTCTAATTGCATCACCGGCAGCTTTGTGTGTGTTATTCAATTCCCAATTTACGAAATCAACTTGTTCTTCTAGTGAGGCTTCTCTAATAGATTTACCATGATGTAATTCCTTGAATTTTTCTTGTCTGGTTTTATCCCATTGACCAATACCTTTAAATTGTCCTGTTGGGTCTACTGCACCTGGTTGGAATCTACTTTCTCTGTGTAGGTTAGCTGCAATACCGGCTGCTTGGCTTGCACTCCAGCCTTTTTCTTTGAGCATGTCCATGACAAGTTTAGCACGGTCATTTTCATTTTTTGGTAAATTTACATCAGTTTTTGTCGAAGCTGCTTTATCTTGGATTTCTCGTTGTGTGGCCGAATATTTGTCAGCAGCATCGGCATTTGACTTTGCTTTTGCTAATTCTTCATCGACAATAGCGTTACGTGCATTATCACGTTCTTCGCTATTGGTTTTGATGTTATTCGCATCTTCTGTTAACTTGTTTGCATAATCAGTGAGTGCTTTATTCCACCTTGCTTCAGTTTCAGCATTGTTTTTGATTAACTCTTCTAAGTGTTTCTTTCTTACATTACGATTAGTTTCATTTTCAGCTAACTCTTTACTTAGATCTTTTGATTTTTCATCGGTCAAGTTTTTGATCGTTGATTTTTCATCATCATATGCTTTCTGATGTTCTTTTCGTTCTTCTTCGAATTGTTGACGTTCGTATATATCGCGTTTTAATGATTGGCGATATTCGGTGTTTTTCGCTAAGTCTTTATTATAATCAGCTTCTGAGTATTTGGAACGTGGGTCGAGAACTTTTAGGTAGTTCATTAAGTCTGCGAAATGCGAGATGCCAGCTGCAACTCTATCAACCCAAGTTTCAACTGCATTCCATTTTGATACCAAGCTATCAATGCTAAGTTGGAATCCCATCGCACCAAGTTTTATTTGCTCACCTAACATTTGGAAATCGTAGATTTTCATTGATTTTCTAATGTTATCAATCTGTTCCTCGATGACCAGTGAGAACTGTTCGATACGCGCACCGGTATTAATCATTGGTCCGATTAATGAACTAGCTGATCCAATAAGGCTTTGTTGAAGTTCGATCCATTTCAATTGGATGAATTCCATACCGTGTTCTAAACCAGTTGCAATTTTGTTTGTAACTACTTTGATTTGTTCTTCTGGGGTTAATCCTTCTAGGCTATTGTTAAAATCCGATATACTGTCGGTTAATGGTTTTAACATCGATGTAAACCCAGAAACTGCTGATTTCATATCTGGACCAAACACCGTATTGAATACTGCTGTCATTATGGTCGGTAATTCACCTAGCCATGAATCAAACATCCTGAATGTCGGACCTAGTGAAGTCTCTAATACTTTCGTGACTGAACCAATAACGGTACTGAATGATTTAAAGATTGGTACGCTGACTTTATCAATTATTGATGTTAATACATCAAATACACGAGTTAATAAACCAAATGCACCGCTACTTGCAAGTACATCGGTGAATTTGTTACCAACTTCAATGATCTTGGTTTTAAATGCTTCGTATTTTTGGTTATAACTTTCCTGTGCTTGAAGAGTTTTATCCTGTGAATCAATTGCTTTCTTGCGACGATCTGCATCAAATGCAACGCCTTCCATTGCCATCTTTTTGGCAAGTTGCATATTGGTATCTGACCACATAGAAAGGTTAGCTGCAGAATTTTTATTTTTTGCGGCAGCTTCTGTCGTAATTGTGTTTAATAGCCGTTGTCTATCAGCTTCAGTGGCAGTTCCAGTTTCCAAGGCCCGTTTATATCGTAATGCTTCGTTGCTAGTTTGTCCAAATACTGACCAAGCTGCTTGTGTATCTGCAGAAGTTGGCACCCCATGTGTAATAACATCTTTTAGGAATTTACGCATGCTTTCTGGTACGGTTTCAAGCGTGCTACTTAATTCCTTACCGGCTTTTTCGCTATTAGCACCTAGACTATCAATATACGATCTAAAATCGGTATCTATATTAAGTGATGCCATATCATTTGCGACTTTTTCCTTGGATTCCCCTGTGATTTTGGCAAGAATATCCAATTCTTTCATGTAGGCTTTTGTACCAGCTATCAAATCGGCATTGGTTCGTTTGCCAACATTCCCATAATATTGTTGATATTGAGTATATTGGATAAGACCATTATTCAAATCTTTAGTTGAAAAGCCCAATGAATACAAATCAGCACTAGTTTCTCTGAGTGATTTAGATAATACACTAAACCTTTTTGCGCCATCTTCGGTGGTATCACCCAATAACGCAAGAGACTTACCATTCGTGGCAATAAACGAAGAAAATTGATCCAATGTTTGACTTGCTGCACTAGAATATGCTGAAAATTCGTTAATACTACCAGCAAACGTGGCTCCGACAGACGTTGCTTGCTGATACGAAGTAATAAGTTCACGTTGGGCTGATGCTACGTTCTTGAACACAATAGCTAATGTATCACCAACTAGCGGTATTTGTTTTGTGAAATTGCTGGTTGCATTAGCAGCTGCGGTTACGCTACCACCAAGATTCGAAAATGAACTGATTAATGACCCAGTTGTAGAAGCCAGCTGTTTGAAAGAAGAATCTACCTGACCACGTATATTATTCGACTCCCGTTCTCTGGTAGCTCTTGTCGAGTCACTTGAACTCGATGAACTTGAACTCGATGATCCAGATCCGCCTCCTGCTCGACTATTAGCCTCCATTGCTGCCAAAATGCTACGCAACGTTGATTCTGATGCTGCATTTTCTGCAACAACATCGCCAATACCGGGAATATTAATAATTACTTCGTTTGCCATGATTAGTCCATTGTTTGATGCGTAGTTTAGTGAGAAATTGCAGCACTAAATACGGCTAGTTATAGTATTTATTCTGAGGATTACCCCAATGGAAACACCCGTATTAGAAAAAAAGAACCCATTAGCGGCTTATTACCGTCAACCAAAACTGTATATTCAGTTACCGTCTGGTGGTAAATTCTACCCAGCTGGTTCATTAGACGTCAGTGTATCTGGTGATTATCCAGTATACGGCATGACAGCAAAAGATGAAATTATGTTCAAAACACCAGATGCGTTGTTATCTGGTCAAAGTACAGTAGATGTAATTAAGAGTTGCATCCCTGCTATATTAGACCCATGGCAAATGCCAACAATTGATGTTGATAATTGTTTAGTTGCTATTCGTATTGCAACGTATGGTGAAGCGATGGAAGTTGGTTCTACTTGCCCACATTGCAGCGAAGAAAATAATTTTGAAATGGATTTAACCAACTGGTTGCAACAATTCAAATCTTATTCATACAATGATACCGTTGTTGTTGGACTATTAACCGTTTATCTTAGACCATTTAGTTACCGTGAAATGTCAAATACTGCGATCAAGTCATTTGAACAACAACGAATCCTATCGATTGTCAATGACGAAACGATGACTGATGAAGAAAAGATGGAGAAATTTACCGAAAGTTTTTCAAAATTAACTGATTTGACCGTTGATGTAGTAGCTACTTGTATTAGTAAAATCGTAACGCCTGATGGTGAAACTTCTGAGGTTGAGTTTATCAAAGACTTTATCCATAACTGCCCAACTGATGTATTTGATACGATTTCAAAGCACTTGACTGCGCAAAAAGAAAACATTGAAACAAAACCACAACAAGTTCAATGCGGTTCATGTAGTGAACCTTACTTGTTACCTATGACAATGGATCAATCAAATTTTTTCGCAGTAAGATCTTAAATCTACCCGTGCCGGAGATCTTACAGTTAGTTAAAAGATTAGATGCTGACGCACGGGCAATTAAGAAAGAAGCCTTAAAAACATGTTGGTATATGAGGGGACTTTCTTTTAATGAAGCAATGCATCTAAGCTGGGAAGAACGAGAATTGGTTAACGAGATTGTCAGTGAGAACCTCGAAACCACATCGAAGACGGGACTCCCATTCTTCTAAGCCTAAAAGATAATGCCCTCATTACGAGGGCATTTTTGTTCACTGTCGATCAGTTTGCGATTACCAATGAAGGTTATTTCAAACTATTCAAGAATCTAATATACTCAGGATGACTTTGAATCGCTGGGTCATTCATCATACGTTGTGCCATGACTGGTGCAGTAGACTGCGACGCAGGTTGAGTAGTTCCACCACTAGCTTGTGCTGCAGCTGGTGTGATTGTGCCGCTTCTAATATTCTGCTGGGTAACTTGCATGATAATCGCATCAATCTGCGGTCCAGTCAATCTAGTTGCATTTGGTGCTACTGAATCTGTAATTTGTTGAATCTTAGACGTATCTAATCTTTTAGATGTAAAGAAATCAATTAGGGATTGTGCATCGGGATTACCACCGGTTGAACCCAAGTAACGTGAATACTCTGGTTTATACTGATTTGCGATTTTACCAGCATCCAATTTACCAGCAGCTTGTGAACTAAACTTACTAGCAACACCAGTAGCTAATCGTTGACCTAATCCCATTGGAGCTTCTGCTAGTATGTTGTCTTGTAGAGCACGACCTTCACGAACTGCCTTGAGTTCTTGCATCAACTTTTTAAGTTGGTTTTCTTCAAATCGTTGCAATTCTTCTTTTTTCAAGATATGATTAATAGCACTAATCAATCTTTCAACATTCAAGTCACTTAAATCAAGAGTTTTACCACCTGCGTTTTGTTGGGCTGGTTGATTGTATTGAGATTGGCCAGCACCACCTAGTGAACCAGCACCAGCTGAACCAATTGAATATTGATCACCTGCTGCTTGAGTAGCTTTACCCTTAGCTTTTGGTTTAGGAACCCCTGGAATACTGATAATTCCTTTACGGATATTGTCTTGAGTAATAGCCAATATGATTTTATCAATCTGTTTATTAGAGAATGCCGCTTCTGCTAAAAGATAATCGAACTCATGTTCAACACTAGCTGCCAATGCCATCTTTTTATTCTTTGCAGCCTTTTCTTTCTTAGCTTTAGGCATTGGTTCTTGATCCATCCAAGCATCTTCATCATCTTCAGTTGGTGGAACTTCTTCACTTGATGCAGTTTTAGTTTTAGCGGGTGCCATTGCTTTAGCAAATCTACTAAACTCACTACCCATAGAAGATGGTTTGTAATCCATTTCATCTTCTGGTTCTACATCGGCTTCTTTAGCCGCTTTAAGTGCAGAGATAGCACCCATCGCTTGTTTACCCAATTCCTTGTTAGATGGGTCTTGTTTGAATGCAGTAGCAAGTTCCTGTGCTTTAGCTGTTAGTTTACCGATTTTATCAGTTGGCTCTTCTTTAGGTTCTGCTTTAACTGCAGCAGGTTGTTCTTTCTTAACTGCCGCAACTGGAGATTTCATAGAAACTGGTGTTGGAGCAGGTACTACTTCAGGTTCTGTACCCGTAGCACTAGCAAGTTCTGCTTTAGCAGCATTCAAAGCCTTTAACTTTTTATCTTTAGTAGACTTAGAGATACCAGCTTTATTAACTTTATCATAATCAGCTTGTGCTTTTTCAACTGCAGATTGAACTTTTTCGACATCAGGTGCCGCTGTAGGTTCTTCAGTTGGCAATTCCATTTGTGTTTGTGGTTCTTCACCTGTTTTGATTTGGTTAACTTTGGTGGCTAACTTATCTTTTAGGTCAGCTGGCTTGATCTCACTTGCTACAAATGAATCATAATCTGCTTCTGCTTGTTTTAAAGCATCTTTTAGTTTTTGACTTCTTGGACTTTTAGCTAATGCTTCTTTAGCTGCATCAATAGCATTCAACTTAGTATCTAATTCTGCTTTGATATCAGAAGTGGCTTTAGACATAGCACTAACTGATTTGAATTGAGGTGCTTTTGGTTGGCCAACACCTGCTTTACCAGCACGTGAACTGATTCCGGGTCTTTCTCTAGTAGCAGTTGGCTCTGCTGCAGGTACTTCGGGTTCTGCTTGTTGACCTTTTAACTTACTAACTAAAGAAGTTCTACCTTTCATTGGGTTTTGTGGTGTTTTTAATCTACCTAATGCAGATGCTGCTTGAGTTCCTGTTGCAGATGGCTCTTGTTGTGCAATTTCTGGTTGTTCAGCTGATGGTTCGATAGGTGGCACGTAGCCTTGACCCATACCAGCTAATCTATTTGTTTTAGTAACTGGTTCAGTTGGCTGTTGTTCTGGTTGTTGGCCACGTAATTGCTGACCTACTCTTTGCCGTACTGCAACTTGTTTAGCTCTGGCTTGTTCAATTGGGCTCTCACCATCCAATGATGGTACTTCACCTGTAGCTGAACCGATATCAACTACTGGTTCTACTCTTGCATTAGCTGCACCTGTTCTTGGACCGGTATCAATTCGCCAATCTTGTCCAGTTGGGCTTCCAGCCGAAACAGAAGAAATGGCAGAATCCAATGAATCCGCAGATAAACCTTTTGAATTTAAGAATGCTTCAAGTGATTCTTTATCTTGCTCGTAACCAGTAACACCTAGATAACGAGAATAATCTTTCTTTAACTGATTGGCGATGTTTGCAGTGACTTCTGCGCCTGCTGCTTTTTGACTACCAAGTTTACTGGCAACTTTTAGAGCTCCTCGTTTTAACATACCAACTGGAGCTTCGGTGATTGTACTTTCTATTAAGACGTCTACATCTGACATTTTCATTGATTGGGTTCCTTATTCGAATGGGGTATTGAAGGTATTTATTGAAAACCCGAGATGAACCGGAACCTATTTATTTGCAGAACGCACTAAAAGATAATGAATCGATATGAACCCACCAATTTATGAACTAAAAGATAATAGAAACCACTAGACGCAGTTATCCATTAGTTACTAAAAGATAATGAGTCAACTACCCGACGACTAAAGATCGTCGGGTTTTCTGCTCAGAACTGATAAACTCCAGACGTAGCTATCCATTTAAAAGAATAATACTAA